CTTTCTGTCTAGGAGAAAGACCTGTCTTTTTAGTAACAGGAGCTTGCAAGTTTCCACCTGTTGCTCGGTTGTATTTTCTACGACCAGAAGCAGTAAGACCACCTGTGGGGTCTTTATCCTTCTTGGTCATTGATACACCCTTAGACATAAAAAATGTAAGCTACTTAAAATATAACACTATTACGCAATCTTTAAACTATTTCTTTTTCTCTTATGTTGATAGGTGATATTCTTTGAGCTTGTTTTTTCTCTTTTAAATCTAGCTTTTTCTTTGCTACTCATCTCACTTGTAGTCTTTGGAGTCTTACTACTAACTCTTTTTGATGGTCTGCAAGCAGGGTAAGGTCTGCCTTTTTCATTCGCACCTCGACCACATTTCTTGCCTGTTTTGACATCAACCCACTTTTCTTTAAACCATCTATCAAGACTCATTTGCCTACATCTTTTTGTGCTTTGTTATGTGCAGCTTTGAATGAAGAACCTTCACGCATTAGCTTCTTCATCATATCCATGTGTTTTTTAGAATGATGTTCTGAATGTTTTTTCAGAGTTCTCATTTGACTAAGGGTAAGCTTCTTCATGAATAGCCACCGCCAGCAGCTTTGTATTCTCTAACAAGTTGTCCACTTGCATAGGCACTAGGCCACTTCTTCACCCTAGCTTTTACTTTCGCTTTTATTCTTGCGTAAAGTTTTGGATTTGTAGGTTTAGCCATTAGCCAAATACGTTACTATTTTCTAAACGAGAATATACACTCTCTGTATATGTTACATCTTTACCATAACGAGGATCAGACATAGCAGCTTTTACTTCTGCTGTAGATCTATATGGTGTAGGTCCACTAGCAGCAGCACGACCTGAGTAAAGATTTGGTTCAACTCCCATAGCATTGTTGTATTGTGAATAGATACCTTGAACAGCCAACTTAATAGCAGGTCCATCTCCTGTATCAGTTAACTTATTAAAGGCTTGGACTTCTTCAGCAGGTAGATTTTCTATAGCCCAAGAAACCATTTGACCATAGCTTTCATCTCCACCAACTGAGTCTTTGATACCTTGTGCATCTACTTCACCTGCTAAACCAGCATTGCGTAAACCATCTAAATAAGTATCAACAATTTGTTTTGAGAAACCAGCATCACTAAGCTTGCTGTAATCATCTTCAGAAATTTCATCATTTTCTGCAAAGCGATTTGATATATCTACTGGATCAATACCAACTTCTTCTAATACAGAAGCAAGGCCATCTCCATAATATTCTTCTGCATTAAATTCAGAATCATTAGTTTCTGTTTCTTGCTCTTCTGTTTCTTCTGCATTACCTTCTGGTTCTTCTCTGGTTTGATCTATAGCACCAAGCTTACCTTCTAATTCTTTGTAGCTTCCTACCAAATCCTCTACAGTTTTAAACTTACCAGCGTATAAACCATTCTCATCTTTTAAACCTTCCAAGTCTGAAGCAGACATTGGTGGTGTTTCTGAAACATTTACTTGTGATGATGTCATAATTTTTTAGGTTAGTTATAAGTCATTGTACGACCATTTTTGGTTTCGACCACTCTTGGTTCGTTTGGTTCTGGTATATCGTTAACACCTAGTTCGCTAACAATAGCTTTTTCAGAGACAAACTTTCCATCTTCATCTCTTTTTCTAGTTGTTTTTTTGTTAGGCATCTTGAGGTTCCTCCGTTGGTAATTGTTGTGAAGCATCAGCTAATTTTTTAGGATCAACTAATGGTGAGCCTAAAGCAGCAGGTCCAAGACTTTGAATAAGCTGCTGTTGTTGTGCAACTTGTTGTTCTTCTTGGATTTGTTCTTGTGTTTTTACTAGGTTAGCAGTATCTATACCAATACTGGTAGCTAGTCTTTTCACCGCTTCATCTACATTTACGTACTGTCTCATTACATCTGGTCCTAAAGCTTGAGCTACAGTTCCAATAAACTCTATAAGTTTGTTTCTATCATTACCCCTACCAAGTCCTTGAAGCCCTGTCACTATCTTGGGTTTAACTAATTCATCAGGCAGCTTGGGTACTTTACCTTGTCTTACCAGTAGGTGCATACGTCTTCTTAGATATGGTAGTTGAAACTCTTGAGTCAAGATACTATAGATACCACCAAGACTATTCTCTAACTCTTGTGCCATAAGATTTATCTCTGCTGCTGTTACTCTTTCTGCGTCACGTTGTACTGATCTTGCCATCAAGAAAGCAAACTCAAGTCTTGCTTCTATTCTTTGTATGGCACTAAAAGCAACAGAAAAGTCTGCGCTTTTCCCAACTTGCATCACAGAAATATCTGCTGCGGTTCCTTCTCGCACTGCTCCATTCGGGGCTTTACTAATAGTTGCTGCACGTGTGACCCCATTCGGATTTACAAGAAAAAGCGTCTTCGCACTAGCAGCAGCACCTTCGATTATGGCTTGCATCAAAGACTCAAGACTAATTAAATCTCCTCTGTATTCTTCAACATAACCTCTACCATAATCTTCACCATCAACTCTAATAAATCTAAGAGGTAGCCAAGGTGTTACATCTACTCTTGATCTACCATCTGTGTTTGGTATTTTTTCTCCCTTACATTCTTGAAACCAGAAGACATCATCATTAATTCTTTTTATATGTGTATATATATCAAGGTCATCTGTCATTGTCTTAGCGTCATAGTTTTCTTTCTTCTTGATTTGTTCTAAGAAAGCAGCAGGTAAAGCTTGTGGGTGTATTGTTTCTTTAGTTAATATTTCTAATACGTTACCTACTTCATCACGCTTGCAAACAAACTTAGATAATGGATATACTTTAAGACCTGCATCTGTTAGATATAACAAGACGTTACCTGATACGACTAAATGTTTGATAGCTTCAAACATAGCAACCCTATCATTAGATATTTCTATCTGATTCATCAAAGCATTTTCTATTGTGCGTAGTCCTTTATCTATCTCACTCTGCATTTGTTCTTGCCCTTGCTTTCTTATCTCAAGAGCATCTATTTCTAATTTAAAAAATGATGTGCTTGGAGGTAGCAAAGTCATTAATAATTTATTCGACAAGCTGTTCACACCACGACTACCAGTAGCTTGAAAAGGAGTTTTTATTCTTGCCCTTGTACCAGTTGTCTGTTCTGGTATCAAGCTAGGTATCGTTAACTTTGAAGATTCTTTTGCTTCTCTATCATAGACAGACCTACTACCAACAAGTGCTTCATACCTACCTGCTGCGGTTGTGCCTTGTGCCGAGTATTCCATATTATGTTGGGTAGTTTAAATTCCCTTTACTTTGATTATCAAGCAATGGTATTTGTAAAGATTTAGTTCCCATTTTTTTACCCATAGCTATTTGTCCTTCAGCTTTTTTCTTTTTTGTTTTCTGTGTACCAACAACAACAGCATCAGCAGTTTCTTCTATAGGAGAATCAACTGGTTCGGGTGCAGGTGCAGGTGGTGGTGAGGGTCTTCCGAAACACATGGCAGGTGTATATTATTTTTTCCTTATACTAGCATGAACTAAATTAAAGTCTTCTTTTTAGTTTGCGTTAGCTTTTGTGCTGTAGCAATAGTTGGGTTAGAAAAGTTTTTAGTTTCTTTTTGTTTTGCAATCTTCAAAGAATCTGCTG